AAGGAATTACGCCACCTGGAGCACCGTTATTAGCTGCAACATCTCCACGAACGATAGAAGATGCGATATCTTCTGGTGATCCTGGAAGTGATGTTAGGCTGTATAAGTAGTCCTGTACCAAGTTGCTTCCTGTAAGGAAACGAAGCTGGTTGCGACGCTGCTTGTAGCGGCGTGGCATCTTCTTAAGAGCATCATTGAAGATACCCTTAGTGATTGTTGCACCTGCTGCATCAACAACATGTGCCTCATCTTTTGCGATGTTTGTAACACCCTTGAATGCTTTTAGAAGTGTATCTGAGCCTGTTCCAACTCCGTTAAGGATAAGATCCTCAACATCGTTACCAACCTGAGTTGCCATCATTCTTGCGATGTGGTCTTCTAGGTCTTGGCCCTCAATGCCGTCTTCTAAAGATTCAGTTGATAGCTCCCAATCTAAACGGAGCTTCTTTGTTGCAAGAGAGATCTTTGCGAACACAACTGATTGTGCTGCTCCTGTGTCAGATGCTTCTGTAGCAACCTTAAGGATTCTTTCGCCTACACCGATCTTGTCGATTTCTTGAATGTCAGAACGCATGCGAATGGTTCTAGCAAACTTTGTTACAACTGTTGCATCAAACATGTAATCGATAAATCGATTAGCTTGATCTGGCTTTAATAGGCCACCACGTGCTGCATCATCACCTGATACACCGAGTTTGCCGTCGCCAGTCTGTGATGTAACTATTGCTTTTTCTAATAGTTCATTACTCATTTGTATTTTCACCTGCCTTGTCTTTAGAGAATTTCACGAACACCGAGGAAAGTGCCGTTCCACTTGCTTTTCTTAATTGGTTCATCATTGGACCCGCCAAGGTCTGCTGACTTTTTGATAGCAGTTGATGTTTCAACTGAATCAATTCTTTTTTCTGTTGTTGTTAGAGCATCTGTGATGCCCTTTACGATGCCAGAAATTTCATCGTACTTCTTTGCAAGATCTTCGATCTTTGATTCTGTACCCTTAACTAGTTCCTCAACATTGTTACGTACTGACTCTAGACCTGTTGCATTCTCAGATGCATTCTTTGCAAAATTATCAGCGAAGAACGACTTGAGTTCATCAAGCTTCTTTGCGAAATCTAACTCTTCAACGGCGATCTCTTGAATATCTGCTGCCTTTTCGACAACTTCTTCATCGCCCTTTGGAGCTTCTGCGGCAACCTCTGCTGCCTCAACTACTTCCTCAGCTGCTGGTGCTTCAACTGCAACTTCTTCTGCTGCTGCTGGCGCATCTACAACTTCAGTTTGAAGTTCTGTATTTTCTGCCACTTCTGTACCTCCTTCATTGGCTGTGTTTCTTACTAAATCAACGCCGTCGTTAGCTTCCCGACGTTCTTCTGCGATATTTTCAATCTCAGAATTCTTTTTAATGTATGAATCAACAATCATTTTAATTGATTCCGACTTGGTGACATCAGTTGATTCTACCCAACCAATTTGCTCCATATTGCATGAGCAGTTATCGCAAGTAGCTGTGTCATTTTCTGATGTTATTGCAACCGAATCTTGTGCACACCAAAAAATATTTTCTGGAGTAACTCCCGTTGCTATTCCTTTCATAACCATAGACCCATTAACTTTTTCAATAGAAAAAATGTTTGCTAGCTGATTGGCTGGGTTATCAACCAAAGACAGCTCCACTAGGTCATAATCTTTAATAATTCTTACTGGCTCTTCTTGGCCTTCAATAAACTCATTGTCTGATTTCTTAATTGATCCGCCAATTGAAAAACCAGAAAGAGTGCCATCAAGAACTTTTTCCCAAGTGTCCTGTGCACCCTTTGAAACATATGATGTTACGTAAACACCATTATAAACTTTACCTTCTTTTGGATCGTAGTAGCTCTTTGGCTCAAATGCAACAACTTTTCCTACCGCCATAGGCTGATGCATTTCTCTTACGTTTCCACGGAATCTCATAAACGCACCTAGGCTTGCTTCTGAAGAAACAATATCTCCGTGTGAGTCTACATTGTCTAATGTTGCATAACCAGACACAGTTCTCTTATTTTGATCGACCTTGGAGAACGGAATGCTCAACTTAATGTTGTTGCCGCTAGTGGTCCAGTTAGACTTAGTTATTTCCATAGTGTTATTATAATATCTCTTAGTAGATTAAAACGCAAATACCAGTCTATTGAGTTTGACGGCCTTCGCCTTGAGCATTTCTGCTTCCATCATTGTCTGCCTGATTTGCCTGTCTTTCTTGATCCCTTTGTCTGTTGCCAGTTGCCTGAGCTGTTGCTTCAGCGGCTGCCTTGGGATTTAATTCGACAGGAACATCTCCACCCGATAAACCTTGTAGTCCCATTCTAGCACGAATTTCATTAGGAACAATAACCTTCATGCGTAAGTACCTCTCGTCAATCTTTGACTGAGTGTCTTCATCGGTAAGGGTTAGCTCATTAAATTTAATAAGGAACATATCTGTCTTTTCTGAAATTACCTTTCCAAGTCTCTTTTCAAGAGTTCTCTGGGAAGGCCTACATACTTGCTCCTTAAAGGTCTTGTCTGCATCTTTGGCGTTTGCAAGGGATACACCCTGTGGGGTTCCAATCTTGCTAATAGGAACTCTATGAGACATAAGTATCTCATCTCTATTTGCACTCTTGTACTTGTCAAATGAGGAGTCTTGAACTCCTGCCTCCACTGCCTCCATCTTAAATTCAACCTTAGAATCATTATTATCTGAAGGAAGAGGTATGTATAGAGAACGATGATTCTTGCCCTTTAAACCAGTCTGGAAGAACTCTAGGAGCTTTCTTTCAGCATCATTGGACAACTTTGCACCCTTAACTGTGATAATGTATCTAGGCACTGCTTTGTTCTCAAAATAGTCTAAGTTAAATCTTGCAGCAAACTCGTTTCCTGCCATAGCATTCTTTGAGGAAATAATATCTGGTACACCGTAAAAACCATTTGTTGGAGTATAGTTTTTAAAGTGAATAATTTCATTAGGCACTGTGTCTGAAGTCATAGGATTTGGAGTTTCTGTATCTCCATAGTTTCTGAAGAATACAGCCTGATTCCCAATAATTTGAACAAAGCCGTCTCTCAGTCTTCTAACACGCATTGACGCTGAAGGTACATGTCCAATATAGCCTATTTCACCTGTATTTTTTCTTCCAACCTCTAGGTATCCGTTGCCAGTTGTTTCATAGTCTTTCCAAACTCTAGCTAATGTTTCTGTAAACGTTTCTTCTTCATTAGTATTTTCAAGCCAGTTATGCATTTGAAGCTTTAATCTTTCAAGCTTTCTACGAGCTCTTTCAAGACCTTTTTCATCTTCGATGTCCGCAAGTCTTTCTTTTGTTGCTTCGCTCTCTACAAAATCATATCCCAAGCCAACAATGTTTGCTATCTTAGCATTTACTGCTGCATAGTGTGGAGATGAGATTTCGTATATTTTGGCTAGATAGTCTAAATTATAAGGAGGCATTACAACATCAAGTATGCTGTATCCTGTAATCATAAATGGCTCTACGATTGCAGTACTTTCTGAACCATCGCCTCTTAAAAACTTTGAGAAGTCTGTTCTAGCGACTTTCTTTCTAAAGTTAGTACTAAATCCGTTTACTTTTTTAATGCTATCTAGATCACGACTAAAAGGGTCTCCGTATTCATTTCCACGGACTCCAGCAAACATATCTCCAGATCCACTAATTTCAATAGTGTCTGTATCTTCAATAAACTCAGCGGCCATTTTGTACCATCCTCTTTGCGGCGTCTAAACCTTCTCCAAGGTCCCAAGGGTCTGGAGTTAAGCCAGCCTGTAGCCTTGCTTCTTGCATTGCGTACTCTTCGTCAGAGACTTTGCGTCGTCCTGGAAGAAACTTTGGTTCACCTTCAGTTACTCCATAGCCTTCTGCAGCTTCTTTTAAAACTTTAATCTTTTCCGCATCTCCATAGACAGCTGGTATAAGCATGTAGTGACCTTCGTCATCCCCAACCCATTTGCCATCTGGCATCTCCCAAACATAGACACCATACTTGGTCTTGTCTGCAATAACTTTCGCTCTACCCATTTTATTTAGCATATATCTATTCTACCACTTTCTTTGAGATAAGTCACTTTGACGTAAGCTTACAGGACATATTATTGTGTTGAAAGAACAACTTTGTCCACATTGAAGCCAGAATATGAATCTTCTACCAAGGATATGTCCTCTGATCCAGCAGCCTCAAATGCTTTACTAGACATGTACTTATAATGATTAATAGCCTTTGCTGACATGTCATAGTCATATATACCTAGATGTGCAAACCTATTATTTGGCCCAATTAGAGTTCCTGTTTTTGACTGATTTATAAATACCTGATTGGCTTGGCTGGAAGAAAATGTAAGAACTACGTGATGCATTACTCCTGGAATGAATACGTTAGAAATGGAAGTCTGACTGTATAGATCTACCCCATTAACATATATAGAAGATATATTAGACTTTGTTATTGCCCCTGCTTCCGACCAGGAGTACCTAGCTGTACCGCAATCTACCAAGCATGTCTGTGAAAGAGAGCTGGGGGTAAACATAAATTCAACAGACCTGGCTTCATCAACATTAAGGCTAAAACCACCAGAAGCGGTCTCTATGCCGTTTGAATAGGATTGGTCTATAAGAGAAGATCTATCTCCACCAACAGAATAATTGAAATTTGTATTTAATGAGTATAAGGTATTGTCAGACAAGAAGTCTTTGCTGTCGTAGATATAAAAGTACAGGCCTGTAAATTGTGGAGACTTTACTGAATCACTAGATCTGCTTATGGTAACTTTATAATAAAGAGTACCTCCAAAGAAATTTGGTATGCTTGAGTTGTTAGATACTGGCGTATATGTGCTTCCGCCGTCCGTATTGTATGAAAATGAAATACCCCCAGAGTCTCCCTGCCAGCTTATCTGGTTATGAGAGTTTGAGTCTGCCGTAGGCAAAAATACTGAGTCTGTAAAATATCCTTCGGTTCCGCTAGTAAGGTTTAGATAGTTTTCGTATGTCTGGGTTAGATTGTATGTCTGTGCTGTAGAAATTGATTTGTTAGAGTCATAAGAAAATCCAGTAGCAATAGGCTTTATGCTTTTAGAAAAACTAAAATATGATGCATCGTCCACAGACATAATCTGCCCTGGATTTTGATATGTTGAGTCTAAAGCTATTTCTTCGTTTATATAAAAGTCATCTAGTGGGCTATTGAATACCTCTATCTTATCAAGCATTATAAATTTAGAGGGACAAGACGCTGTGAGTGAGATTGGTGAAGTTGCCTTAAACTTATAGGTTTTGGGCAATTCTATTTGATCTTGAGCTACCCCATCGACGATAAGGGAAATAACTCTTTTTGAATATACAGCTTGAACAAGAATTTTTTTTGATATGCTTGGAAGCTTATATCCTACAACATACGAATCTGTACTAGAAGAAACCGTAAAAGACAGGTTTGCTTCTGACAGCTTAAACCCAATTCCATTTGAATTGTCATAAAAAATGTTTGCTGGGGTAGTAAATGAGTCCCCTGCTTTAAGGTAAAAGGATATTGAAAAAGACTCTTCCTCGTGGGTCCTAACTGCAATGGGGATGCTATTTAGGGTTAAAGAGTTTGTGCTTTCTATAAAAACTGAATTATTTGTTCTTGAGGTAAGTGGTGGTGTAGATTTAAATGTTCCAGTTTTTGTTATTGTTAAACCTTGACCAGATATATCACTAAAAGATTGAGCAGGCTGATTAAACAGCACCTGTGCAATTTTCATGATATCCCCTTACATAGTTTAGTATAAATTAATTAGCCGTAATTGATACGCCGCTAATTGTTGCGTTAACCAGTCTTGGAATGCTTCCAAACCCGTAAATTTTATCTCCTGAGTTAACTACTAAAGAATGCGATAAGGTTATAGTTTCATTTCCTTCGATTGGAACAATGTTGTATATTTTTTGTGAGTCTAGACCGTACTCAGTTCCATTTGGAACCACGGCTAGAGAGAAGTATAAAACACCATTGCTGGTGTTTGTAAGAATAAACTCTTTTACTATTCCAGAAGCTGTAAAGGTTGTCAACAGCATTGGAACTGTTGTCATTGCTACTGGGCCTGCAAATCTTGTAGGGACGTATGCCATTTTTGCCTAGCTTATAGTCCACTTAGATATTAAGTCACGCTCTACTTGGCCTGTCTCATAATCGCTAAGTGTTCTGTTGTAGATAATTAGTTCTCCAAGATCAAACTGTCCATATGTAGTAAGATATCTTCCTACCGCCTGGCCTGTCATTCCTGCTAGTGAGCCAGAAGAAGAACCTAAACCTACTGTGGTTCCATTTCTTTTTACTCTTCTTTCTAAAGTTGTTGCATTAAATGATATTGTGTAAAGCTCTGGCTGACCAGCAGTTTTTATTGGAACAATTGTACTTGCGTCATCTCCACCAAACACTATTCTATGAGTATTTACTGCTGTATATCCAGAAGCTAAGTTTGCTCTAGTTCCAGCTGCCGTTCCCCCCAGAACAAAAGAGTTTGATAGTTGTGCAGTCTTTGTGGCAACATAAAATATTGTAAATGAAGATGCATTTAGCCATGATAGCGTTGGGTCTGCCATTAATAAGAACTGATCTATTCCATTAAATCTAATTGCTGGTAACGAATTGATTGCTGCTGGAACAAATGTAGGCTTATTTAGCTGTGTTGGCTGTTCTAGATGTCTTAGGAAAGAAGTTCTATCTTCTACCCTAGAAATTTTATTGTTTCCATCTCTTTGAATATTATCAATCGCTGTTGCATCGATCCAGAGGCTAAGACCAAATTGAGAATATCTGGCTCTTTTGTATATCGATCTTTGGTTGCTTAACATATTACTCCCCCTGCAATGCTTCGAATGCTGCTAGTGCATTTTTATTTTCTAAGGCCTCCGCCTTTGTAAACTTTTCTGCAATAACGCAGTAAACTTTATTTTCTAAAATATATGGGTCGCAATAAACTAGCTTGTGAGTAGTAGAGTTGTGATCAATGTATTCTAATGCTGCCTGCATATTATTGGCATCTAAAAACTCTTGATCTGGTCCAGTTGGCGGAAAGCCAGCTGTTGGAAACAAATCTACTAGTGTTCCAAACTTCTCTATCGTATTAGAATTGACAATTGCGTAATACATGTGTTACCCATTTGTCCAAGAGGTAGGCTGCATCAATCCTGGATAGTTTGTAGATGTGTATCTAGTATCAAACGTATACAACATTGTTGTTGGTCTTAAGTTAATAGTGGCTCCGTTTGTAATTCCAGATGTAGTTGCGTCTCTTCCAAATCTAAATATTCCGCCTAGGTCTACAACTGAAAGTCTCATTCCTACGTTTCCATCTGAGTTTTCAACTGATGCATTAAATAAAAACTTATCTTCGTTAAATGGAACTAACTGGCATCCGTTTGATGTATCTGCATATCTTGCAAAATAGAAGTTACGTGGATCTCTAGTATCATTAAATACTGTACACATTCCTGCGCCATAGTAGTAATATGGAGAGTATGAAGCTAACCAATAGTTATCCCAAGTTATATTGCTTCTAATTCCGTACTGTACTCCCTGGTCCCAGCCATATGAGGTTGTATTTGTAATTCCGCCTCTAGTTGTTAATGTTCCTCCAGATGTTCCTGCAATATTTGGAAGATATGTTGCATAGTGTGTGGTAGTGGAAGGGACAAATCGTGATAAGCCTACAAATTCGTTGTCTCCAGCTGTAACACGCATTCTGTAGCGTGATTCTGTGTAGCTCTGTGAGTTATCTTGCTGCCATTGGAAATCATTGTAGTAGTAGTAAACGCCAGTTGTTGTCGCTGCTGGAGTTCCTGCAGTCTTTGCTTCAGACAAGAATAGGTGTAGAGTTCCAACATCATACTGCTCTGCATTTAAATCTCTGTTTAAGTTTGTGTTTCTCCATACGTGAATTCTATAGTTATTGGATGCATCTCTAGCTTCAATCACAATAAGCTTTCTCTGTCTTTGATTATAAGAGGCCATTCCGTAGGTTGTTCCGCCAAACCAGGTTGCATATGCCGAGTTGTTTAGTGAGAGGTTTTCCATATAGTTAGGAGCTCCTCTCATTGCAATTTGAAGACCTGCATCTCCAGATCTTAAAGACATATGTTGTCTTCTTCCACGGTCTCCAATGACTGTTCCAAAATACGGCATATGTGAATCCATTGTTCCACGATTACGTGCCCAAATGCCTTCTGGGCCAAAGCCTCTGCCTGGGATGTTTGCAAACCAGTCTCCATCTTGCTGATGCATTGGTGTTGCTCCAGACCAGCTGTTTGTTAATGATGATGATGACCAGTTATTTGTAGTATAGTTTTGTCCTGCGTAATCATTTTGAATTTCAAAGTCTGTAGAACCATTTGCTCCGCCAATTGGTTGCATTTCGCTATCATAAATTGTCCATCCTGGAGTATTCTGATAGTTTGCAAAGGTTGCAAATGTAGGTAAAGGAAATTTGTTTGGAAGGTCTGCTACAGACGTTCTTAGCGTATTTACTGTAGTTGTAAGAGTGTTTAATCCTGAAGATATGTTTGAGTTTAAAAGGATGTTGAGCATGACTGGGCTAGAGTTTAAAGCAGCATCCATATTTGTTACAAATGTACCTCCGATTCCAGGAAGGTCTATCGATGTGCTGCTAGTTGAAATTGCCATTTATTGCTCCTCTTATATCTTTAAATCAGAATATGCGTATGATCCGAAAACGGTTGTTCCGTTATTTCTTGTGTAAAAATTTAATACTGTTGTATCTAGTGAAAGTACTGGTGATATATTTGATGCTCCGCCACCATCCCAAATAATTGAAGCAGGCCATGTCTGAACATAGCTTCCTCCGCCTTTAATCTCTAGCTGCCAAAATTGTGCCGTATTGGCTGTTGTAGCAATATTTGAAAATGCTACTGTAAATGCTCCACCAGCAATTACTTTAAATACGTTTGCTGCACCTAAATCTAATGTTAAGGTTCCAGAAGTTTTTGTTCCAAGGTCAGTAAACTGAGATGGGATATTGAAGTAGGGCTTTCCTTGGCCATCAATAGGAGCCTGAAGGTATGTGTATGTCCATAGAGCTGGAACTACTGACGAAGGGGTCTGTGTTATTGGCATATTACTCGTTATCCTCTGCTGGGGTTACAGCACCTAGTGGTGGAAGCTCTGCTGGAATATTAATATCTTCTTCATCTCCAGCTGCTACCTTAGCAATAATTGCTTCACGTTCTGCAATTGCTGCTTCATGATCAATTCTTTTTACTTCGTCGTCAGATACGCCATTGTACTTATCTAGCACTACGCCATCCTTAAGTTCAAATCTATGTGGAAGATCTGATTCAATCGGCAAGTCATAGTCGCCGTTCTCTAGGAATTGACCAGCAAATCCTTCACCCATAAAGCTTATCTTCATTTTAGTCTCCTTCTCTCTTTAAATATTTCTCGGCCAGCGCTGAACTGGCAATAATAGTGTATAGTTTGTGCTTGTATACTTAGTATCAAATATACCATTCATTACGTTTTTGTCAAGTACTATGTTTGCACCGTTAGCAATAGTTCCAGACAAAGTTCTACCAGTAACTCTAGGTCCTTCAAGATCTACAATAGCAAGTCTTTGTCCAGATGTTCCATCTGAGTTGGACACATGGTATGACCACATAAATTTATTTCTATCAATTGGGACAAGGGCGCATCCGTTGCTTGTATCTGCGTACTGGCCAATAAAGTAGTTTCTTGGATCTCTGGTATCAATAAAGAATACATTCATTCCAGAACCATAGTAGTAGTAAACGTTATATGCTGCTACCCAGTAATTATCCCAGGTAATCATATGTCTAGCTCCGTACTTATTGCCCTGCTCAATACCATAAGATGTAGTATTTGATATAGTATTAAATGATGTTGTTAGAGTTTGAGATGAAGGCGTATATGTTGCATAGTGAGTAATGTTAGAAGGAACGAATCTTTGCATTCCAATAATTCCATTGTCTCCAACTACAATACGCATACGGTATCTTGACTCATTATAGTTCTGAGAAGAGTTTGCCTGCCACTGAAAGTCATAGAAGTTATATGAAGCTGTACCATTTTGCGTAATTCCAGACTTTGCTTCAGAAACAAATCTGTGAAGTAATCCAGCATGATAATTAGACTGATTGAAAGATCTTCCTTCTCCAGTATTAATCCATCTATGTAAACGATAGTTATTGTTTCCATCCTTAGCCTCTATAACTACAAGAGTTCCTGTTCTTTCGTTATAGCAAACCATTCCATACTGGGTTCCGCCAAACCAGGTTGCATAAGTAGCTGAGTTTAAATCAATTCGCTCTAGATCTCCGTTTTGAACTCCTCTTGGCATAACTCTTAATGATGAGCCATTTGAATAAAGAGAAATCTTTTGTCTTTTTCCAGTAAGTCCTATAATTACCCCCCAGAAAGGCATCCAGCTATCTTGACCGTCTGGATTCATTGCAAACCCTGGATTGTTATATCCTTCGCTTACCTTAAAGTACCAATGAGTATCTGCTTGGTAGAATGATGTTGAACCCATCCAGTTAGATGTCCAACCATTAGAGCCAATGTTTCCGTTTGTATAGTTGTTTCCAGTCCATGCTGACCACATTTCAGCGTTTGTATCTGGCTTTCCATTATATACTTCACGCATATCGCTATTGTAAATAGAAGCTCTTGGATCGTTATTGAAGTTAGACCATGTTGCAAAGTATGGGAGTGGCTCTTTGTTTGGAAGGTTACCAATATCAGTAGTTAGCAATGCTAAGGCGTTCTGAATATCTGTTATGCTTCCAGCATTTGCAATATTAGTCTGGATGGCCTGAACTGTAGCATTAGATGCAATTGCTGTTACAAAGCTATCTGCAATAAGCTTTTCAATACCTGGAATGATTAGCTGTATCGTGCTATTTGCTACTGCCATTTAAATTTCTCCTAAATTTCTGTTATTAGATATTTGTTACTTTGACGCCTGAAATAAACAAGCTTACTGATGCTGTTGCGCTTGCTGATACTGAAATTGCATCTCCTGCGTTTAGTACCTGCTTAAAATCAAGCACTGTGATCTGACGTGGAGCCAAATCTAAATTCTTAAAAAATTCTGTTCCTGCAAAACTAAGTGTGCATGTTCTTGCCACATCTGTTAGGTTTGCTAAAGTGACTGATGTTATTACATCTGTCTCTCCTGCTGGGCATGTCCAAATCTGTGTTGCTGTGTTTGGTACGACGCCGCTATATAGTCGTGCTGGTAAGCTAATTGTAGCCATTTTATATTACTCCCATGTTTGCGTATAAAGTATAGTTGCTGATTGCTGCTTCAACAAGTGCGATTTGTAGCACACCAGATGTATTTACTGCTGCAATTTGTGTTGATCCAGCGGCGGTAACAAGGTTGACTTGGCCTGCTGCTGCGGTCTGAACGCTTGTAATGGAGCTGTTTGTCACTCCAAGAATATCGTTGACTCCTAGCAAGTTTCCTAGAGTTTCTAAAGCCTTAGCTAAATATACTAGATCCTGGGCATCAAGGGTTGAGCTTGTTAGAGCATCAATCTTATTTTTGGCCAGTGTTACTTGGGTGCCAAGTGTTGAATAGTCAGTCATTTTTTACTACCACCTCTTTGTATTAATTATAGCATGGCCGCTATTATTGCGGTTCTGCTGGGAATTCAGCTTCTGGATTATTACTTAAAACCTCTAAGTAATCACGAAGAGCCTGTCTGTATATTTCCCATTCAGCTTTTTTGGCATCAGACAGAGGGGAAGATGTTAGCTGAGTCCAATCAGACTCCGACAACCTCTTGTCCCTTTCAAATCTAGCAATTGACATTTTATTTTCATAGTTAAGTTTTTCAAGGTAATCTTCGCTTTGCTTTTTAGTCATTGGAGACACCTTTCCATCTACAAGCTTGTAGGTCTTTCCGTCAATATCCAAAGGAACTTTATACCATCCTTCGCCTGGATCTGACTCAAAGAGACCTGACTGGGCTTGAACCCCGTCTTCTGTAAAATTCATATATCTTGATTCTGACATTATCTATCTCCAAACATCAAAGCTGTTCTGTTCCATATCTTATATGAAGTCTTAATGTTAAACTGATTGTCTTGATCATTATACGTGGCTGCCGCATGAGTCATCTTTAAATCTGGTTGAACCCAAAAATCAGAGAATGTGGTATGTAGGTCATAAAACATATTTTGATCTAGGTACCAAGCCACATATCCACTCTGCCAGTAATACATTGTGTTTGTCTGAGTTACAGATACTGTTGTCTTTGCAGGAATAGTTACGTTAAATGACCACTGGTAGTATGAGTTTCCACCCTGCCTATTTTGAGGCACTGTCCAGTTTATGTCTGTCACTGAGCTGTAAGACCCATTAACATTCGGGGTTCCAATTGTAACTCCTGAGCCATCATAGCCTGAAGCATAATAATTGCTATAGCTTCCATACATTGTAACAGTCTTTGATAAAGTTGGATGATGATTTCTTAAAAACATAGTCTTAAGTCTAAATGGAGAATACGCTGTATCTCTATTGTGGGCGATGTGAACGCTGTCATTTCCAACCATAGAGTTCTTTGCATAAGTAATTTGGCCATTTGCATATCCAGAGCTTGTTGCATATCCAACTGTATTTTGTCTTGTGTTTGTTCCAAGAGAAAACCAGAAAGCTCTTTCGCAGTCCGCCTGTGTTGATCCAGTTAAATAGTTGTGATAGTTAGTCCATCCATCAGCGTTAGCCCAAATTTGCCACCAGGACTGTCTTCTTTCATTAACAGTATTAATAACAGGAATTTGAAATGGTCTTCTAGATCCATCTGTAACTTCTCTAAACAATCTTGATTCTGCATCTACAACTCCAAGCGAAGCTGGGGTAATTCCTAAAGAAGTTCCAGTAACTCCAATTGTTGCTAGATCTGCTGCTTTGAGTCCTGATCCTAAAGTAAGAACCGAATTTAAATCTGGCATTAGATGACCCTCCATCCGTAAGTTGTGTTTGTGTATAATAATTTAATTCTTTTACCATTAACGTTAAATACAAGATTTTCCGCTAAACCTTGAATTTTTTCTCCAGACCTATTAACTGTAAAATTTGTTGTTGCGGCTGTTCCAGCAATATCTATAATTTCAATTACATCCCCAATAATAGGACCAGGAGGAAGTGTAATTACTTGAGTGGCAATTGGCACAACCATTAGTCTATCTTTTGCAAATGCTTGATATGACACGCCAGTAATTATTTGCCAATTTGGATAAGAGGCAGCTGCTGCTTGAGCTGATGCTGTTGCAATTGCTGAAGACTGAGAGTTTATTTGGCTTTCAAGAGATGATGTTCTTGGAGCAATATTATCGTATGATGACTGCAGCGTATTATAAGATGTCTGCAAGGTGGATACTGCTGCGCCATTTGCTGTACCATTAACAACAACGATTGCCGCATCTCTTGCGGTATTTACCTGTGTTATTGCGGCGGCTGTAGCACCAACAATATCTTTTACTCCTAGAAGTTCTCCGAGGATAGTCAGAGATTCAGCAACATACATTATGCTTTCTGCTGTTAATGTCTGTGAGGTTAGGCCATCGATTTTGCTTTTTAGGACTGCAATTTCATCGTTTAGTGTACTGTAGTCTGGCACTCTGTTTCCCCTTTAAGCCTGAGCTTCTGTCCATGAAAGACGAGCTGAAATATCTGCTGACGTTAAGCCTAAGTTTGTAGCAACAATTGTTAAGATGTCTGGACCATTTGGGAATCCTGGAGCTACTGTATTTCCATTTCCAGACAGAATTGATGTTCCAAGATCTCTAACCTTTGAAAGATCAAATGTTGTTGTATTAAAGTCTGTAGCTGTACCAGCTGTATAAAATGCAAACGCCTGGTCTCCGCCTTGAACTGTTGTTAATGGAGTTGTAACTGTAGATCCAACCACTCCAGTATTATCATGGTAGATTACCTGCGCCAAAGATCCACCAGGGACTCTCTTTAGCTCCCAGTCTCCAGGAATGTTAACTCCTGTTGGGAACTTTGCCACATTGTATAGACCCTGAATAAGGAATGTTCCTTGTGAAAGAATACCTAGTGATGATAACTGAAGCTGCATCGTGTTAATTAGTTCACGAATACCATAATTTCTACCAATACCGTTGTCTGCTGAAGGCGCAATTCTAATTGAAATCAACGGCCTTGGCACTGCTGCGGAACCAAACGACTGCTGAACGCTTCCGTTAGGAGTAACGATAGACGCTGGTACAGTTCCAGAGTGAGTTATGTTGTATTGAATTGTGTTTGCTGTAACTGCTGAAACTGTATATGTTCCATTAAATGTTGCAGATTCTGTAGCTAGGGCTGTTGCACCTTGAGTTTGTGCGGTATAGCCGTATGCACCAGCTAGAGTAATTGTAAATGTGTTTGTAGTTGGAGTTGTATCGATAGTTCTAGTTCCATTAGCTACGTTTAGAACTGCACTGGCAACAATTCCTCCTGTTGAGTTTCTATTTGAAAGAAGTGTATTTGCTATAAGAACGTTATATCCTGCTACAAAGTTGTGAGCTCCAGAAGTAGTAAATGTTAATGATGTAGCTGAAGTTCTAATTACTGAAGTAATAACAGCTCTAGTATTTACATCAGATACCTGCAAAGGATATCCTGCTTGAAGTCCGTGGTTAGCGGCAGTTGTTAATGTTGCTAGTCCAGCTGTTGCAGACTTTGATGTTACCTTTGCTGTTACAGTACCTGAACCTGCAATATTCATAAATCTCTGCATTCCTGCAGTGAAGATAAAGTTCTTATCATCGTCAAATCTTCCGTCCATGATTACCGATGATCCCCAGTGTGAAATAACTGGTGCACATGTATTTGTAATTGTTTGAACTGAGACTTGAGGTGTTCCAGATCCATTAGTTATTGTTGAGTCTGGGACAAATGTTATTGAGTTTTGAGTTCCGCTTAGTGCAAACGGTACTCCACCAAAGAATGATGTCATAGGTTGTCTACGATTAATGTTTACAGGATAGCCCTGAGCAGTTGCATTGTATACAGGATTTGTAATAGTGTATGAACAAATTTCGACTGCAGAAGAGTCTCTAATGATCAGCCATCCCTCGTTTGGCCAGAATTTAATACTATCCACATACATAAGAATTTCTGATGCTGCTAAAGCTGATCCCACTATACCGTTTCCTCCAGCTTTTAGCCTTGTGTTGAAGAATGGTGAGTTAATTGCTTCATATCTTGCTGGTAGGTTACCAGAGCGCATGTATGCCTCTGTATTAGTATTGTTATTAGGCATTCTGTGGCAATAAGTAATATTACCTTCAGTACCTCTAAATCCAAATCTAATAAATCCTGCTCCGTACCAAGTATAGTCAATGTATGCCATCTGCATTTGAGTAGGGTCTAGCGTATACCCTGATGGACCAGTTCCGTCCATCTTATCCATGTTCCATTCTGTTTGAGGAACACGAATTTCTTGAGTTACTAAATATCTTGAAGTTGCATTTGTTGCTCCCTTGTAAGCAGGAGTAATTGCCATTCTAGTATCGCTTGAAATTTCAGCAACCAAGTAATTAGCACCCTTGATAATAATCTGATCTCCAACCAATAGCTGCTTTCTAAATCTTGTCTGAATTCCAGTAACAATATTTGAATTTTGAGTTACTGATAGTCTTCCAAAGAGCTCTTTCTTTGAGAATCTTCTAACCGCATATAAGAATGTTCCATCATATTCAAAGAAGAATCCGTTCTGGTCATTATAGAGACCACATCGTGTTGCTGCTCCGTCCCACTCATAGACCGTAGCCTTTACATCAATTCCTCCTGGGAATTGATCTGTTGCGCTTAGTCCTTGAGTAAGTACCATATTATATTGGAATGAGTTTGTTCCAGTTACGTTTGTAACAACAAACTTGCCGTTCCATGGATTATAAGATCCAGCTGTAACAACACCTTCAATTTTAATTTTTGCTCCAGGCTGTAATCCGTGGTCCTGAATTGTCTGTACTGTTACTGTTTGGCTTCCTGGAAGCACTCCAGCAACTGTAATTCCATCGATGTCAAATGTAGGTGTAAACTTAACACCAGTTGAGAACTGCATTGCCTTACCAGACTGATATCTAAAGTATCTACGTGTCTGACGAATTACTCTAACTCCACAAACGTTGTCTGTTGTAGAAAGAATAACTCCGCCGTCAAACGGACGGTGCTGCACATATCCATTTGGCTTAGCGTATAGACCTACACCAGAAGTTACCATTGAGGCATTTAATACTGTTGTGGTCATCTTAAATTTAAACTGATTTGGAGTTGAAACGTTAAAAATTCTCCAGGTTCCAGATATAGGGCATGCTGGATTTTGATTTCCAATAAGAATTGGAGTTCCTGGGAGAAGTCCATGTGGATTGCTTGTTGTTACAGTAATTGTTGACTGAGTTGCCTCATCAGAATAAGCTGACCATCCGTTTAATCCCGAAGCAGTATTTCCTCCAGGGATGTGTGCATTGTCATAAATTCCGCCACCTGTTACTGCTGTTAAAGTTCCATCTCTTAGGTTTCCAGAAACTACACCAGAGGCCTTAAATGTAAAAGTAAATCCATCTGCAGAAACTGTTTCAATAGGAAAAGTTCCTTCTGTAAGTGGGTTTAGAGAGTCTTGCACTGAAATAACATCTCCTGCAAGAAGGTCTGTGGCTGGAGAGACTACTACAACAGTTACTGTAGATCTTGGGGAAACTCCATCTCCAACCATAGATTCTAGGTCAAATGAGTTTCCTCCCGTTGCTCTTGAAAAGAAAGAAGGATAATTTGCTGTAAGTACAAGTGCTTCCCATTTAGATCCCTGGACACCATACTCAAAGTCTGTATCGATAAGTGACTGTGGAGGAGCCACACGAAGCTTATTTACAGCATCCAACAAAGGCTCTGTAAATGTTACTGTGTCGGCAACTTCGTCTACAATAATAGCTAATTTGTCATTAGCATTCATTCCATTGCAGTTGTACTTTAAAACAATTGTTGTTTTTGGATCATATCCAATTTCGTTATCTATAGTTATGCTATATGCATTAATGTTTGGATCTGAAAAATTATATATTACTGTTCCCGCAGTAGTATTTGTGATTAGCATAAGTCGGTCTTGACGAATTATTCTAGGAACAACAATCGTATTTGTTGCTGGGTTAAACGTATAGTATGTTTCTTCTATTTGTCTTCTTGCCATTTTTCTCTCCTAAAATAAATAACTTGATGCTGCGAATCTACTATTAAGCTGTGTCTGAGTCAAAGTACTTGTGTACTTTGGATAATACAAACCAAGGTTTAAGAATGCATCAGTTCTAGCTATTTCTGTCTCCTCTAGTATAGCATTTGCTAATTCATTACCAGAAGGTCCTACTGCTCCAGTGTCACCCTTAATACCCTGTTGACCTTGAGGTCCACGAATATTTCCTTGTAGTGTCCAAGTTGTAGTTCCAGAATTGTATTGGAACCAGTCTCCAGTTGTTGTATTTAAGTAATTATCTAATCCTAATGGATTTGCTGGATTTAAGCCAGTTGGGTTTGCTATTCCAGTATAGTTATAGGAACCTCTTTGTCCTGCCGTTCCTTGCTGTCCTGGGGCTCCTGGAGCACCTGCTGGGCCTTGTGTACCAGAGGGAAGACTAAAAGCTAATATTGCTGCACTTGAAGTTCCAGTATTTACAACAGTAGGTGTAGAACCAGAAGGAAGTGTTGTTACAGTTCCTACGGAAACTGTAGCTGCCGCACCTGGAAGACCTTGAGGACCTTGTGGTCCTGGACGTGATCCTGCTACTACAACCCATGCTGAGCCGTTCCAACGTTTTAGTGACATGTTTGATACCTCGTCTTAATTATACTATAATGCTTATCAAAAGCCCATCCAGGCTAATGACTCTGAATCATAGTTAGGATAAAATTTCTTCCAGCCTTGACTTGTTCCTATATATAAAGATTCATTTGAAGAGACGTAAGCTAAAACCCCTAAAGATGAACTTGCTGCAGGAAGATCTGATACGTTTGTGTAAGAGATCGAACCTTCTTCTGATGTTAGGTCGAGCCAAAATTCAGTTTCTGCTGGAGATGGTGCAATTGTTGAAGATAAGATTGATTGTCCAGATGTATCATCTAAATCAATCCAAAGCTCTCCTGTATAAGATGGATTTGCTGGTTCGTTTGCAGAATAAATCAATTCATTGATTGGCTCATCAGTATCAATCCACAATGTATCTAAACCATAATTTGTTGGTGCTTCTGGGCCAGCAAAAATAAATTCTGTTTCTCCAGCATCATCATCAATATCAATCCAAAGATCTCCTGGGCTTGTGGCTCCAACTGGAGGAGCTATAAGGCCTACAAAGAATGTGCTTGGGGGAACTGTTAAATCAGTAGAGGTTAAACTTAATCCCCCACCGCCACCGCCGCCTTGAACGTCTTGCCATAATTGACCATCAAATATTTTAAGATTATTTAAAATTGTATTATAATAAATTTGTCCAGCTACTGGAGATGTAGGTGCTGCGGCTAAACCTATAATCACTCCGTTAGAAAACGTATTGTTTGAAGTCCATGTATTAGTTGTTGAGGTTGCTAAATCTGTATTTAAATATACCCATTGATTTGTTAAAGCATTCCAAACCTTTAGTGTTCCTGGCAGACCTGCTCTAGCCTGATCTGTATCGTACCAAAGCTGGCCATCTACAGGGTTAACTGGAGCCATAACAGACATGTAGGCCGATGAAGGAGGTATTATTGCCTCAAGCATCATCTTGTTTGCTTCATCATCATATGTAGCTGTTACATTAGAATTAGTTCCATGCGTAAACATTGGGGCCAGGAAGTCCTGAACCTGTTCTTGAGTAAGCTGAGGAAATCCTGTAAATATTACTTTATTGTTTGCATCGTCATAGGTAACTGTAATATTTTGATGAGATGTGTGAGTAAGCATTGCAGCAACATCGTCCTGCGCTTCTTCTCTTTCAACATTTATAATACGCCAAGCTTCGCCGTTCCACTTATATCCATTATATTCTTGGTTTATTGTAGGGTTGGCTGGGAAAAATGTTGTCATCTTACATCTCCTCTACTAAAGAAACTTTTCCATCGTAGCAGCAATGATCTGCTCCTTGGAGGGTTTCTATGGCTGTATTGTATACGTCTCTAAGAAAGTCTTCTCTACCAGTAGCCCAAACCACATCAGAGATTAATATTGTTTTGTTTTCAGAAATATTTTTAATTGTTAAGTTTAACAGAGGCTGATTTTCACTCTCTTCTGTTTTCCACTCAAAATTTCCTACAGTTTCCATTATCATATCGCTGATATATCCTTAATAGTAATTACACCATTCATTCCTAGGTGTATGCTGCATTGATACCTATATCCTCCAGATACGTTAAATGGGATTCTCCAATAAAGAGTTCCTGAAGTTTTTCCCTGAGCATCCGCTCCAGTACTGATTACTCCCGATTGATCTACATGCACCAATCCAGTGCTGTAGTTAGCGCCACCCGATGTTTGTATTAAAAATGGATGACCCGCAACATTTAAAGCAAATGCAATTGTTGTTCCAGATATAGCATATACTGTTGGGTTAGTAGTATTATTGTATTGATCTCCAAACACATATCCTGTTGCCCCGTTTGCAGTAACATTTAATCTTGTTATTGCTGGATAAGCAATTTCATCTACAGATACGGTAACATCTTCTAGATCAGCAAACAACGGTGGCGTTGCTGGGTCTGGTGTGTAGGCAAACCAGCTGGTGCCATTATAAACAACATAGTCTCCAAGTACTGGTGGTGTAGTAAAATCAACATCAGTTAAGTCATTCATAGTTAACTGTGGTGTTGAAGAACTTTGATTGACTGGTACCCAGTTCGTTCCATTCCATCCCAAAACCTGATTTACTAGTGGGGCAACTGTTCCCGTGTCTACGTCAGTTAAAGCATTTATGTTATATGTAAGTGATGTTGTATCATTAAACTTTGCTACTTTTATCCAAGTGGACCCAGTTGAGTAGTACATGTACCCATCTGCTTGCACATACATAACTTTTCCAGTATTGCTTGCTGAAGCTGGAAGTGATCCTACTGTTGCATAAGTGGCTTTTGTTATTCCTGCATAAGTAAATGCTGTTGTAGAAAGCTTAGAGTTAATCTGTGTTTGAATAGAGCTTGTTACCCCATCTAGATACGATATTTCGGTATTTGACACCGCTCCAATTGAAGTTGTTGATGGCAGAACTACGTTTCCAGTAAATGTTGGGGATAAAGAAGGGGACTTGTTATCAATTTGAGTTTGTATAGAAGAAGTAACTCCATCAACATAAGATAGCTCTGTAGAAGTTATTGTTCCAATAGATGTCGTTGAGGGAAGAGCAACTGTGCCAGTAAATGTTGGTGATGCAGACTTTGCGTATCCTTGCCCAACTACATATGCTGTTGTTGCAATTTGTGTTGTGTTGTTGTCAACTGCTGCTGTTGTTGATGTTGGAACTCCAGTTAATGCTGGAGATAAAAGCGGCGCTTTTGTGTTTAATTGATTTTGAATATTTCCTGTTGCACCATCAAGATATCCAATTGTTTCTGGAAGATCGTTTACGCCACTTGCTGTAAAGCCTGTTCCGCCTGAAACTTCAATCCAAAATGATCCGTCATAAACATAAAGAACTCCAGTCTGGTGATCAAACCAGCTATCTCCATTTATTGGGTTTGCTGGCGCTGAAACGCTAACTTTTATTGGTTCGTCTACATTTAAAATAACTTTATTTGTGCTATCGTCATAAGTTGCAGTAATTTTATTATGGTCTGAGTGATTTAGAAGTGATGCTGTAGCATCTTGGGCTGCGTCAACAAAATCTGTTATGAGGGCTGGAGTGACACTAAAATTTAATTTACCAGTAGGGTCGTCATACGTTACTTCTATACCACCTTCTGTATTTGTTGAAACCATTCCTCCAACAACATCTTGAATTCTTTCATCTGTATCTGAGAGTGCAAGATAGGTGGTAGATGCATCTGTTATATTTAGTTTTGTTCCCAGAGAAGTAGTTATAGTAGAGGCAAATGAAGCATCGTCATTAATCGCAGCAGCTAACTCATTTAATGTGTCTAGAGCTCCAGGGGCAGCGTCAATTAAATTTGATACGGCTGTGTTTACATAAGTTTGTGTTGCTATAACGGATGTGTCAACCCCAAGTGTAATACTTGAAGAAAAACTATACAGTGTCCATGAAGCATTTGTTGCTCCACCTGGCTCTGGTGGATATCCTGGATTTCCTGGATTTCCAGATCTTATAAAATATGATCCAACTATTCCATATGGACTTCCTACTGGAATACTAACAACGTCGTCTATTGCGTAATATGCTCCGTTGTCGTAATCTCCACGATAATTTGGGGGAACCGCATTATATGTTTTTGTTATTCCAGTTCCAGCATTTATACTTATGTTTTTCCATAAACCTGAACTTGAATCGTATACTAGCGCTTGCGTATTTGCTGGAGACTTAATTAAAACATTGTGTAATTCTTCAAGCTCAAATCCATTTTGAACTTTAACAAATATAGATCCGTTATTTTCGTTTCCACCTCTTACGACAACTCCAAGAGAAACCATGTGAACTGGAGCAACTGGTTTATTTGCAAATCCATATAAAACTGTGCCAGCGGTTGATCCAAGCCACAGTGCATCTCCATCTGATGCTCCAACTGTGTTTACATTGGTTAATAGACCCTCAGTAATTATTTGGCCTTCTGCGCCATTAATAATTGATTCTGCTGCAAGTCCAAATGACTTAGAAGATAAAGCTTCTGAATTTGCTGATGCTGGGGCAACCCTTATTTTTCCAGATGCGCCTACTGCTCCAGAAATATAAACTGGCGTTCCTTTTGCAATAGTGGATCCTGTTTCATTTATTGCAGTTTGATAAATAGTTCTTGCCACATCTGGGGCGGCAACTGATAGCCTTACTTCATTTAGGATATCATCATAAGTCGCTATAAGGTTAGTGTGATTGCTATGTCCTAGTAAGGCTCCTGCTGCATCTTGAGCGGTCTCATAGCTAATTGCATAAGAAGCAAGGTTGGCTATTTTATAGTCGTGAGAGGATGTATCTGTTGAGCCATCAACTCCAACCTTAGTTTCAAGGGCTTCAATTGCGTCATTTGCATTTGCATGTTGGGCGGCATGAGATACTACCTGGACGGAATCCGAAGGATTTGGATTAACCAGGGTATCTTTTGAGGTTGGAAAATTGGTCGCCATGCTTTAATTATACCGCAAATAAACCATAAAAAGGTTTGCTTTACTCGTAGCTTTTACGCTTCCATATATTTCTTTTGTACCATCCAAGCATAGCTTTATTGGAAAGCTTATGGTTCTTTTCTGCACTTTCAATAATACCCGTATCCGATACGGCTTTCCATGCTTCGTTTTTAATAGGTATGATTTGGGCTATAGGAGTTCCAGCTTCAATTACTCCAGAAAAACCTTTTCTTATATAAAATGGAAAATTTCCTGGCTGCATGTCGTAAGGTCCATCTACTACTCCAGAAAGAGTGTAAAAAGGAAGATCTACTCTATTTAAAGGATGGGTGAATAAAAAGCTATATCCTTCTGGAATTCCAATTGCTGCTTTTGTTGCCCAAGTAAACTGTTGGCTATAGAATCCTGGTGGTGCTGGAACTTCTTGGTCTGGAGATCTTTCCCCAATAAACATTCCGTCAAGCCTATGTCTAATTTTTGGCTTTCCATCTTCTATCTCAACCAAAAAATCTATCGGAGCTGTAAGAGCATATCCAGTAAGCATGGAGTCCATATATGGACCACATACTTTTACTGTAACATTTGGTGGATTAAGACTGTGCTGCTTTGCGCCATTTTTAAATTTTTCTATAGACTTATACCATTCTGGAACTAAAGACTTCATAGTTACGATTGGGCTAAAAACTTCATCGTACATGGCAAATTTAAGAATTTTTTCTTTCATAGCCAATCCCTTCTAAATAATTAAGCCTGCTTGTCTGCTTCTTCTATTGCTGCGTTTTCTTCGGCCAAAATTTGTGCGTCTACTTCTTCTCCATGTGAAAGGGTTGCTGGATATGAAAAGTTTTGTCCATCCC